GTAGGATAATAAAGTTTCCGTTTTTTTACGCCGGTTGCTCCATCTGCTGCTCTGCAGCGAATTATTCGGCAGAATCCGTTTTTGTTAGGTTCACAGGTTCGATCCTTAACAACAAATAAGAAAATGTCAGAAAACTTTAGACTTTACTTTTCGAATGAAAATTGTAAGCACACAGAAAATTGTGGGTGTAAGTTCATTGTGAAAGGAATTAGTCCAGCACTTGCTGGCTTTGTGTGGGAAGGGGACGGAGGTCCTATGTCCCATCAATATCAATGTGCTAGTGAAGCTATAAATCGATTTGACGAAACGTCAAAGTTGGACATACCTCCTGTTGAATCAGAGGAGATGTACTTTCGTGCACGTGTACCATTGAATTCCACTATGACTCCAATTGATGCTCCGATTGATGTTCAGCCTTCCTATCCTCAGTCAGTAATCTTATGTGAGCCTATGGTGTCCGTTAAGGAAGCTTTACGTATGTCCGATTGGCGCTATTTCAAGAAACGTTTCAAGTATATGAACATTACCTATAGTGATATGCGAGAATGTTGGGGTGAGTCTGATCATGCTCCCTCATTGTTTAATTTAGCTTTGCGCCATGAATCTGCGTATTGGTGGGCTTGTGGTAAGACCAATGGTCGCCCACATATTCTTTCCTGCATGGAGGATATTTTTCCAAGCAAGTTAGCTGATGCGATACTTACGACAGCTCGAGAGGAGTTGGGTGATCGTCCTGCTATACCTCTTAAGAATTTATCTGAAGCACTTGATAAGATGTATCGGAAGATGCGAGTTGATCGTTCTTTCAAGAAAAAAGCAATTTTTTCTCTGCAACCATTGTATAATATGTATCTTGGAGCTTCTAATGGTGAACGACAAGGTCCTAGTTACACTATTCCTGAGTCTATCAATAATCCTTATCCTATACATGTTTCTATACGGGGTAAGAAGATTGATACTTTTGAGCAAGATATTGCTGCGATTTTACACTATTTGCGTACTGGGATAGAACCTCAGGTTACATGGGTTGAGCCTCCGAAGGATGAAACTCGAATCGTAAATGATGAAAGTCAGTGGGATGATGAAGCGTGGGCTAAACAAGTTAGAAAACTTCGTGTGTTCAACATACCTAATTCAATTTTTATTCTTCTGGAAAGACTAGTTTCGTTGGAGCGGATGTATCGTGAACGAGGCTGGGTCATTCGTGTTGGACATAAGCATTCTCGTGGGGGTGGAGACTCCCTAGCGAGGTGTCTTGGCATTGATTTAACTAATTGTTGGAAAAAAATAATTGTTGAAGGTGATGCAAAGTTGTTTGATCAGTCTGTTCTTGAGCTCTTTGTTAATCTTTATTATTCGTCAATGTTGATTTATTATGACCCTAATTCGCCAGATATGCCTTTCTTTGAAAAAGTTACGAAGTTTCTTCTTCGTAATATAATTCAACGTATTACTCGTGTTTTTGGTCGTCTTTGGGCCATTGTCAAGGGAGGTGTTCCTTCTGGTGCTTTTAATACTTCTCATATGGATTCATGGGTTGAGGCCTTGTATTTTTTTCTCTTTTGTGTTCATGTAATTATCACTGCTCCTGAGAATTTGCAAGAGCATTTGGAAGATGTTTTTGAAAAGTTGATTTTCTTTATCGATTATGGTGATGATTTTTTGTACAATAAATCTGAAGACCGCGATGCTGCACACTATTTTTCCGGTACAGCTTTTGCTAAGTTTATGGATGAGTACTTTAATGTTAAAATTCGTGATTTAAAAGATGGTGTTCCTTTTTGTTCTCGTACGAAGGATGGTCGTATTACGGAATGGGGTGCTACTTTTTTGAAACATCAACATGTCCTTAATCCTGTGCAAGGTAATGGGCAAGCGATATTTCTTCCTTACCGAGAGTCAAGAGAATACATGATCCGAGCTGTTTATGGTCGTGTTACTCGTTTGCGCGATCCTATTGATGTTATGTTATCCATTGTTGGTCATGCTTATGGTACGTATGCTTCTAATCGCGATGCTTATGATCGTCTTTACCTTTTGTATTCTGAGCTTCTTCAAAAAATTCCGAATTGTGACTTGGTCAACCTTCGAGAACACATGTTGTCCCGTTTTTCAACTGATGATTTAAAGAAGATTCGTCAGGCTGGTTTGACCCCTGAGAATCTGGTATCTGGATTTCCCACCTGGGAAACTTTAGTTGCTAAGAATGTTGTTGATTGGGAATACCAAGACATTAGCCGTGGAGCTGAGGATCTTAGATGGCAATATGATATGTCGAATGGGTTAGAGGGAGAATGGTTAGATCTTGATTAGGCCCTTACAGCGAGGAGTGAGACTCGCTATAGAAAATTATCTCATCTCAAGAACGGATAACCACCACGGGTGTCGGTGAAAGTCCGATAGTTCAAGAGATTTAATTAATTAAAAAAAAAAAAAAAAAACAT